TAAGCCTAGCGCCTTTGATCGCATCAACGTTCGTCGTCTGTTCATTGTACTTGAGAAGTCAATCTCAATCGCAGCTAAGTTTCAGTTGTTTGAATTGAATGACGAATTTACACGTGCACAGTTCAAGAACTTGATTGAGCCCTTCCTTCGTAACGTACAAGGTCGTCGTGGTATTACCGACTTCGTGGTAAAATGTGATACAAGCAACAACACTGGTGACGTCATTGACGCCAATCAGTTCGTGGCTAGCATCTTCATCAAGCCGAATCGTTCTATCAACTTTATCACACTAAACTTCGTTGCTGCACGCTCTAGCGTCAACTTCAACGAAATCGGCGGCTAATTCAATCGGAGGGGTTCGCCCCTCCTCTTGATAAATAAACCACAAAGGAGTCATTAAATGGCAAACATTTCAGAATTCAAGTCACGCCTTGCTGGTGGTGGTGCTCGCGCCAATCAGTTTAGAGCGTATCTGTTCTTCCCCAATTTCGTTGGTGGCGGTGGCGCTGCAGCTGAACAAGCTCAGTTCCTATGCAACTCAGCTCAACTACCTAGTTCAACCATTGATCCAATCACTGTGTTGTATCGTGGTCGTCCAATTAACTTCGCGGGCGAGCGTACGTTCCAACCTTGGACAGTGTCGATCTATAACGATACCAACTTTAACATTCGTAACGCGCTTGAGACATGGTCTGATGGTATTCAGAACGTTGATGCAACGACTGGTGTCACCAATCCTCTAGACTATCAAGTTGACCTACAAGTTCAACAGTTGGATCGTAATGGTGCAATCATCAAGGTGTATACCTTTGTTGATGCATTCCCAACTGAAGTCGGCGACATCGCTCTAGGCTATGATCAGGGTAACGCGATCGAGACGTTCAACGTCACTTTCCTCTACAACTTCTGGGTATCTGACACCTCTACTGGCTTCGTTGTTCCTACGAGCAGCGGCGTTAATGGCGGTCCTATCTAATACCATAGGAACGAGAGATATATTATGAAGATATTCGGGATAGAGTTTCTATCTAACAAGAAGGAACTACCCCCGGTTTCAGTAGTCGCGCCGGTCAGTGATGACGGCTCGACTGTTGTTTCCTCTGCTACAGCGGGATACTACGCTCAGGTTCTAGAACTTGAAGCCCACATAAAGAACGAGAACGATCTGATCCGTAGGTATCGGGAGATCGCGCTCTACTGCGACTGTGATGCAGCGATTGATGACATCTGTAATGAAGCTATCGTTACAGAAGAAGATGAAAAGACCATCACCTTGAACATGGATGACCTCAAGGTCTCTGCCGGTATCAAGAAAAAGATCACCGATGAGTTTGAGAACGTATTAAACCTATTGAAGTTTGATCAACGTGGCCACGAGATGTTTCGTACATGGTACGTTGATGGTCGTATCTACTATCAAGTACTAGTTGACGAGAAGAATCCAAAGAATGGCATCGTTGAACTACGTCCTATTGATCCTCGTAAGATTCGTAAGATCAAGAACATCAAGAAGACTAAGAACGCCAAAGGTGTTGAGATCATTGAGAGCATTGATGAGTACTACCTCTACAATGACAAGGGTATCACCGAGACCACGGTTCAAGGTGTCAGGCTTCCTCTAGACTCGGTGATCTATACACCGTCAGGACTCGCAGACGCGAACTCCGGCTTAATGATGTCGTACCTACACAAGGCGATTAAGATCGTCAACCAACTTAAGATGATGGAAGACTCGCTAGTCATCTATCGCATCTCACGTGCTCCTGAACGCAGGATCTTCTACATCGACGTTGGTAATCTGCCTAAGCTTAAGGCTGAGCAGTACGTCAATGACATGATGAACAAATTCCGGAACAAGGTGGTGTATGACGCCACTACCGGCGAGGTTCGTGATGATCGTAAACACATGTCCTTGATGGAAGACTTCTGGATGCCACGGCGCGAGGGTGGCAAAGGCACAGAGATCACCACACTACCGGGTGGACAAACACTAGGTCAAATCGAAGACATTCAATTCTTTCAGAACAAGTTGTTTCAAGCGCTTAACGTGCCTATGAGTCGCCTCAAAGGTGATGGCGGCTTCAACATTGGTAGGTCCTCAGAGATCACCCGTGATGAGATCAAGTTCAACAAGTTCGTTCAGCGCATCCGTAAGAAGTTCTCCAACTTGTTCCTAGATGCCATGCGTATGCAACTGGTGCTGAAGGGCATCATTAATCCTGATGAGTGGGATGAGATTCGAGGTGGAATCCGTCTTGACTATATGAAGGACAACAACTTCGCTGAACTCAAGGACAACGAGATCATCCAGGGGCGCATGAACATCCTTCAGACGATCGATCCCTTCGTTGGCAAGTACTATTCTATCGAGTGGGTGCGCAAGAACATCCTTAAGCAGACAGACGATGACATCAAGAATATTGATTCTGAGATGGAAAACAACCGTGAAGCCATTATGGCTCACCAACAAGTGATGCAGGGTATCGATCCAGATGCCCCGCCCGATACAACACAGGGAACAAAATGAGCACACGAGACTTAGTAGACGCACTAATCGCAGGAGACTCCCTAGCGATTGAAGATAATTTTAACGCAGCCATCTCAGAGAAGATGTCAGGTGCACTAGACGACTATAGAATTCAAGTCGCACAGACAATGTTTAATGCACCAGAAGAGGCATCAGAGTAACCTATGTCTCTGTTGTTTAGTCAATTCAGAAAGAACCTACGAGAAGGCGCTGGCTTACTTGATAGCTTCATCTATCGTGGATCTCATGTATTGGTTTCTAATACACTCGAAGTGACGATTAACAATGAACTGATTGGAACATACGCCGACTTAAACGAAGCTCGCAGTCAAGCTAAAATGAGTATTTCATCTAACCAGCTTCTTGAAGATCACTACACAGTGTCTGACGAGAAGTTGATCTCTATTATATCTTCTACACATGATATAAAAATAACAGAGACTGTCTTAGAGTCATACAAGCATCAACTAAATTCACGTGAGTTCTCCATAGACCCAGTGATCACTGAGGTTCGTCGACGTATGTCTTCAAACTTCGCAGATAAGACTGAGTATGCGCTTAATGACGGTAGCGTTGTCGCGATAAGCGAAGAAACACAGTCAATGTTGATGTCACTTCTTGAAGATAAATACTCAATAGTGAAGTATATGCGCGTGTCAAAAGACAACTTCATGCACGTAGTTAGAAAACTCGGGGAATAAGATGACAAAAGCAGTGTTAAAATTAACTGATAGCAAGGCAGCCTTTAAGCTGTATGGCACTACGCTGAATGAAACGATCACGCTTGCGGTTGATTGTCTACCGTCAAATCAAGCGTTGACCGCAGGAGGTACACCTCGAGCTAACATCGTGAGTGTATTTTGGACTGGTACTGTTGGCGGAACAGCAATCATTACACGTGGTGGTGTTGTGATCATGAATATATCAGCAGACACAGCAGGTTCATTTATGTTTGTTGATCAAGAATTCACTGATAATATTGGCAATAGTTCTGACATCGTTGTCACCGGTACGGGCACCATGCAGGTATATCTAGTGCTTCGTAAAGTAACTGGTTGGTCTAATAAGATAGAAACCGCTGAGTATAGCGTCTACGACAACACCACTGCGGTTGGGAGCTAATCAATGAAACTTATTAAAGAGTATGTAGAGTCGGTGAAATGTATCACCGAAGCTGTTAAAGACACCAAGGAAAAACAGTACTACATTGAAGGTGTGTTTCTTCAGTCTAACCTCAAGAACAAGAATGGACGTATGTATCCTGAAAATACGATGGACAATGAAGTCAATCGTTATATGAAGGAATACGTAGAAAAGAATCGTGCGTATGGTGAACTAGGCCATCCTGAGAGTCCATCTATTAACTTAGATCGTGTTTCACACATGATTACTGGTCTAAAGAAAGAAGGCACTAATTGGATCGGTAGGGCTAAGATCCTTGAAACACCTATGGGTAAGATTGCACGTGGTCTACTCGAGGGTGGTGCTAATCTTGGTGTTTCTAGTCGCGCCCTTGGTACTCTTCGTATGAACAAAGAGGGTGTACAAGTCGTTCAAGATGACTTCTTGCTCTCGACGGCTGCAGACATTGTTGCGGATCCATCCGCGCCTGATGCCTTCGTAAGGGGCATCATGGAATCGGTTGACTGGATCTTTGTTGATGGAAAATTTGAACAGAAGCAGATAGATCGTACTAAGGAGTTTATTGAGTCTACTCCAAAGAAGCGGTTAACCGAAGCTTCGATTATGGCATTTCAGAGTTTTCTGAAACATCTAAAGTAAATACGTACATCGTATAAATAAACTAATCATCTAGAAATAGGAGAACTAATAATGTCTATCGAACAAAAGATCGCTGATCTTCTCGAAGAAGCAAACAAGCTAGAAGTTGAAGATTTTGATGAGCTTGACGAAGCTAAAGAATTTATGCCCGCTGATTTTCTACATCATGAAATAACAAAGCATGGATTTAAGCCAGTAGCTTCTGATACTAAGACTTCTAAAAAATACCAGCATCCAACGCACGGCAGTACGATTATGGTAACAAAAGCACAACCTCGTGAAGCAATATTATCATCAAAAAATGGTGGCACATTAGCACGCACGGATAGATCTGGTTTAGCTGCAGCATTAAAGAAACATACTAATATTCCAGTGCATGAGTCAGTTGAAGATTTTGATGAGCTTGACGAAGCTAAAGAATTTCAAGCAGATGGTGTATTACGTCATGCAATAAAACAACATGGATTTAAGTCAGTAGCTTCTGACTCTAAAACTTCCCAGAAGTATGAACATCCAGAACATGGTCATACTATTTTAGTGACAAAGGCCCAACCTGGTGAAGCAATACTATCATCAAAAAATGGTCAAACAATGGCACGTGCTACACATGCAACTTTAGGCGCTGCCCTAAAGAAACATACTAATATTCCAGTACATGAGTCAGTTGAAGATTTTGATGAAAGTCATCAAGCCGACATGACGATGAAGCACGTTAAGAATCCTACTCCCGGTGAAAAGAAGGCCGCTAAAGACATGAAGCCTGGCATCGCCGGCTACAAGGACCGCATTGACATGCTCAAGAGCGCCGAAGCTGGTGGCCGCTTGAAGAAAGAAGAAGCAGAGTATACAGTGGATATGTCAGAAGACATCGCCGCGCTAACTAATGGTGAAGAGCTCACCGAAGAGTTTAAGACTAAGGCCGCCACGATCTTTGAGGCAGCCGTAGTAACACGCGTTAAGAGTGAAGTCGCTCGTCTCGCGGAAGAGTTTGAAGCTCAGCTTGATGAAGAAGTTGAGTCAATCAAAGAGGGTCTTGTTGAAAAAGTTGATGGATACCTCAACTACGTAGTTGAGCAGTGGATGACAGATAATGAGCTTGCCCTTGAGAGTGGTATGAAGAATGAAATCCTTGAGAGTTTTGTTTCAAGCATGAAGGGTGTGTTTGAGCAGCATTACATTGAAGTACCAGAAGAGAAGTTTGACGTCCTAGGTGAGATGCAATTAAAGACTGAAGCCGTTATGGCTAAGTTGGACGAGCAACTCGCGGCAAACGTTGCACTATCGAAGCAACTCAACGAGATGAAGCGTACAGCCTCTATCGATGAGTTCGCTGTAGGAATGGCCGACACCGAAGCAGAGAAGTTTAAGTCTCTAGCTGAAGAGTTAGCATATGATGATGCCGAGACATTCAAGGCAAAACTTCAGACTATTAAAGAGAATTATTTTGGTAAGAAACAAACCGCACCTGTGGTGCGATCAGTTGTCACAGACGCTCCAGTTGCTTTGACTGAAGAGGTGGTTCACACCCCTCAGATGGCACACTACCTACGCACTTTGAGCAACATGAAGTAATCCCATTAACACAAAGGAAATAAAATGTCAACCCGTCAAGAACTACTAAAGAAGTGGGCCCCTGTCCTAGAACATGGTCCTGAAATCAAAGACGCATATCGTCGTGAAGTCACCGCCGTTCTCCTAGAGAACCAAGAGCGTGAACTAGCTAAAAGTGCCGAAATGCTTTACGAAGCATCTCCTACCAACTCAGGCGGTGCTGGTCTTGCCCTAGGCGGTGCTGGTGCTGGTAGTAATGCTGTTCAAGGTTACGACCCAGTCCTAATCAGTCTAGTTCGTCGTGCAGCTCCTCAGCTAATCGCTTATGACATCGCTGGCGTTCAGCCAATGACTCAACCTACCGGTTTGATCTTCGCATTGAAGAGTCTCTACACCAGCCAGTCAGGTGCAGAAGCACTATTCAACGAAGCTGATACTGGCTTCGGCGGCACTGGTACACACCAGACCGGTCTAGATGGTAGCAACCTTGCTACTAAGACATTCGGCACAGGCCTAACCACGGCAAACGCTGAAGATCTTGGCGCTGGCGTTACTTTCAACCAGATGGCATTCAAGATCGACAAGGCTACTGTTACTGCTAAGACTCGTGCACTACGTGCTGAGTACTCAACAGAACTAGCTCAAGACTTGAGGGCAGTTCATGGTCTAGACGCTGAAGGCGAACTAACCAACATCCTCTCAACAGAAATTCTTGCTGAGATCAACCGTGAAGTCATTCGTACTGTGTATCTAGCCGCTAAGGTTGGTGCTGAAATCGGTACCGCCACTGCTGGCACCTTTGACCTAGACGTTGATGCTAACGGTCGTTGGTCAGTTGAGAAGTTCAAGGGTCTAATGTTCCAGATCGAACGTGAAGCCAATGCTATTGCCCAGACTACACGTCGTGGCCGTGGTAACTTCATGATCTGCTCAAGCGATGTTGCTTCAGCATTGGCCATGGCTGGTGTTCTTGACTATGCACCTGCTCTTGCTAACAACCTAAACGTTGACGAGTCAAGCACCACTTTTGCTGGTGTTCTAAACGGCAAGTACAAGGTCTACATCGATCCGTTTGCAGCTAACCAAGCAGCCGCTCAGTTCTTCGTCATGGGCTACAAGGGTACCTCAGCATTTGATGCTGGTCTCTTCTATTGCCCTTACGTTCCTCTAGAGAAGGTTCGTGCCATTGATCCTGCTACCTTCCAGCCAAAGATTGGCTTCAAGACTCGCTACGGCATGGTCTCAAATCCCTTCACCGCCATCACAACTGGCGCCAACATCTACTATCGTAAAGTTCAAGTCACAAACTTGATGTAATAGTAAGGTTGATAAATCCAGCGTAGACTGGATACTTCAAAGGACCCTTTCGAGGGTCCTTTTTTTTTATATAAATACAATATGAACAGACTTGAGGTCATATGGCTACACTAATCTCGGGACCAACCCCTGCAAACATAACACCATTGTCACCTAATGGGTTCATGTTCTCTATCCAGAAGATTCCAGAGATGACGTACTTCTGTCAGAGTGTAGCCATTCCATCGGCATCACTTGGTGTCATTGATGTAGCTACACCATTTGTCGACTATCCGGTGCCTGGCGATAAGATCGTGTTTGCTGAACTTAGCGTTCAGTTTCTCGTTGACTCAGCGATGGCAAACTATAAAGCTATCTTTGATTGGATTAAAGGTCTTGGGTTTCCAGAGTCGTACTCGCAATATACTACTGCTACTAACTCAACATTGAATCTTCCTTATAATGCAGCGGTTCTGTCAGACGCAACGCTCACCATTCTTGGCAGCAACAATGAACCAGTACAAACTATCCAATTCGTGGACTGTGTGCCTATTTCAATAGAATCGCTACAGTTCTCCTCTACGTCTACTGACGTTCAGTACCTAGTTGGAAACGCTACATTTAGGTACGCGCTCTATAAATTTATTTAATTGTACAATATATCTTGTCCATGTTATAATGGACGAAATCGTGATGAGGATACAGAATGAACATAGAGGAATTACACGACCTGTGGGACGTCGACTGCGCTCTCGACGACAACCATCTTGATCGTGAATCAGTAAGAACACCTAACCTACACGCCAAGTACCTGCGGCACCTCATCCAACACAAGATGAAGCTCGCTGCGCTGGCAGTCGACTACGATACCCTACGCCAGAAGAAGTTTCGCTACTACCGCGGTGAGATGGGTAAGACAGAACTTGAAGAATTGAGTTGGTCGCAATGGCAGGGGATCAAGCCACTTAAGAACGAGATGATGGAATTCCTAGAGGGTGACATTGACCTGAACCGGGTGTCTATCAAGCGTGAATACATCAACTGCATGGTTCAGGCCATAGAAGCTATCCTTGGTCAGATCAAGGCACGTGACTGGCAGATCCGAAACGCGATCGAGTTCAAGAAGTTTATCTCCGGACATTGACATGATAACAATCGAGAAGATAAACGAGGTGCACGTTCGAGTATACTCAGATCCTGGCATCGAGCAGGAACTAGCAGACTACTTCACCTTTCAGGTTGATGGCTATAAGTTCATGCCGGCGTATCGCAGCGGTGTGTGGGACGGTAAGATGCGTCTATACAACCTACAGCGGAAGACGCTTTACGTTGGTCTGGTGAAGTACATCATGGACTTTGCTGCAAGGAACCAGTACGAGGTCAAGTCTTATCAACAGGAGTTGACTCCGGTTACAGTAGAGTCTATGCGCGAATATACAGACTGGTTGAACCTATGCGCTCGTGGACAAAAGATAGAGATACGTGAGTATCAACTACAAGCGATAGCCAAAGCACTAACTGATGAGAGAGTGGTGTTACTCTCACCAACGTCGTCAGGCAAGTCACTGATCATCTACACCGCGATGAGACACCACCTAGACCTAGGGCGTAAGTGTATCGTGATTGTGCCTACAACGTCTTTGGTAGCACAACTCTACAAAGACTTTGAAGACTACTCTGCAGAGAACGGTTGGCGCACTGATAAACACTGTCAAATGCTCTACTCTGGATTCACTAAGGACTTCACTAAGGACGTTCTTGTTACCACATGGCAGTCTATCTACAAGCAACCAGCACAGTGGTTTGCACAGTTTGACGTCTTGTTCGGTGACGAGGCTCACCAGTTCAAGGCAAAGTCATTGACCACGATCATGGAGAAGATGGTCAACGTTCGCTACAGAATAGGTACCACAGGCACGATAGACAATGTGAAGTGCAATAAGCTGGTCCTCGAGGGTTGCTTTGGTCCGGTGCATAAAGTAATCACCACGCGTGAACTAATGGACGCCGATCAGGTAGCTAACTTAAAAATCAAATGTGTACTACTAAAGTACGATGAGATCACTCGTAAGGCAAACACACACAACACCTATCAGCAGGAGATGGACTTTATCGTCACACACGAAAAGCGTAATAAGTTCATTCAGAACCTAGCCCTGAGTTGTGAAGGTAACACTCTAGTGTTGTTCCAGTATGTAGAGAAACACGGGAAGATACTCTACGATATGATAAGTAGTAGAGCCGCTGAAGATCGAAAGGTGTTCTTCATCTATGGTGGCACAGACGTTGATGCACGTGAATCAGCACGTGAACTCACAGACAAAGAATCTAATGCTATTATCATAGCTAGCTTTGGTGTCTTCAGTACAGGTGTAAATATTCCATCTATTGAGAACGTGATCTTTGCTAGTCCAACTAAGTCAAAGATCAGGAACCTTCAATCCATCGGCCGTGGATTACGGTTAAAAGAAGGTAAGTCCCATTGTAACCTATTCGACATGTCGGATGACCTACATTGGAAGTCAAAGAAGAACCACACGTTGAATCACCTCACGGAGCGCGTTAAGATATACGCTGAAGAGAAGTTCAACTTTAAGATACTGGAGGTTGAAATTGAGTGACTACGTAGTACTTAAGTTAATCACAGATGAACTGGTGATTGCAGAATTATTAGCTGACACTAGAGTTGGAACGGTTTTGTCTAACCCAGTAAAAATCGTATCAACGTATATACAGTCAGACGGAGGAATGATCCAACAGACGTCGACTGCGCCTTACTGCAGACTGACTATTGAAAAAGAATTTACTTTTAATCCAAACAATATCATCTTTATCAAACCACTTCATCCAGCCCTCGTCCCCTTCTATAAGAAGTTGGTAATGGCCTTTGAGACTGATGAAGATCAATCCACTGATGATGAACCAAGCGAAGAAGTTATGATGGCTAGTAAGTCATTGACAGACAAGATGCATTGATACTCTGTCACCCCTTCGGGGTTGTACCACTAACTAGTTTTATTATATTGTTTGTTACCGGAAGATACATTATACCATTGACTCTGTAGTCTGTACAATCTAATATTGAAGTACAAGATTGTACTAGATGGTTGGATTGTTGTATAATAGATCCAACACATCGAGGAGCCCATGTATGGCGACACACTACGTAAACAATGCTGAGTTCTTAATAGCGGTCATAGACTATAGACAAAGATTAGACGCGTCTAAGACTAATGACACAGAAACACCTAGGATACCTGAGTACATCGGAGAGTGCATACTCAATATCGCCAATCGTCTGGCGCGCCGACCTAACTTCTCAGGTTACTCCTATAAAGACGACATGATTCTTGATGGAATCGAGAACTGTATGCA